CGGGCCGATCGTGTCAACGCCGAACGCTATTCGCAGTTGATGGCCCTGCGGCAGGTCTACGCCTTTGATCTGGACAAAGAGGCCGACCGCTGTCGCTACAGCCGGATGAACGACGAGCAGTTCCGCGATCACCTCCAGTTGATCCGCGAGAATTATCGACGCATCCCGGTCGGGGAGCGATTGCCGCCCCTGGGACAGGCGGTCGATCCGGACAGTCAGCGTGAGCGGTACTCGGAAGACGTTCGCCGCAAGGCCCTCCAGATCGCCCTGCGGCGACGCGAGGCCGGCGAAGCGGTCGATTTCGAGTCGCTCCTGGAACAGGTCCAAAAAGGACAGGTCAATTGAAGGAGGTTGATACGCATGGCGATTCTTAACTTCGTAGCCGGCGGCACGATTCATCCGTGCCGATTTGTGAAACTCACCGGGGCCAACCAGATTGGGCAGGCCACCGGAGCCACGGACGTGCCGATTGGTGTCTCCTACGAGGGCACACGCTCTTTTCCGTCGCAGGAAAGCACTCCTCCGGCGGCAACCACAAACGATCCGCTTGCCGTCTACTCTGTAGGCGAACAGTGTTTAGTGGAAGCAGGCGGCACTATCACAGTCGGCGATTTGTTGGAGTCGGACAGCAGTGGAAAGGCTGTGGCCATTGGGACTACTGGTACCCGGCACTACGCGGCTTTGGCCCTGGAAAGTGGCGTCGCCGGCGAGCGCATCCGTTGCCTTGTGCTCCCGCCTGTCAAGGTAAAGCTGAGCTAATCTGACGCAAATAAGGAGAGATGAACGATGCCAGTTGCACTTCCTGGAATGTCCAACACCTATGTCCCGGTCGCCCTGGCCGGTGATAAGCTGCTGGTGGATTTCGCCCGGGACCCAAAACGTTTCAAGGTCTCGCGATACACCCAGGTGATCCCGGTTGAGCGAGACACGGGCTACTACCTGTACATCTCGCCGGAGGAAGCCGGGCGGATCGTTAACTCGGATGTCAGACGCTTCGTCTGGTACGACGGCGGCGACGCACCACGCCAGCACGCGGGCACGCAAGAGTTCGAGTTCCGCACCTACCGCACCACCCGCTACGCGTACGAGTTCACGCTAGGCTACAAGGCAGTGGAGCAGGCCACCTGGGACATCCTGGCCCGCCATGCAGCGGCGAAGGCCCAATTGGCGATGACCGTCCGCACGCAACGGGTAGCCGACGTGCTGTTCGACAGCACGAACTATCCAAGCGGGAACGTCATCAACGTCAACAGCGTTTATGGCGGCGGCTGGAACACCAGCGATCTGACCAGCAAGCGAATCCTGAGGTCGCTGAACGACGCCGCCGACAAAATTCTCGACGGCACCCTGGGCATGGTCACCAAAGACGACCTGGTACTGGTCATGGGCACCGGCGTGGCCAAGGCCATCGCCCAGGCCACCGAGATTCTGGAACTGCTGAAGTTCCAGGCCGGTTGGGACTGGGTGCAAGGCGCCACCAAGCGGACCAACGTCAGCTATGGCGTCCCAGAGCAACTCTACGGTTTCGATGTGGTGGTCGATGAAACCCGCAAGGTCACCACGGCCAAGAATGCCAGCAGTACCACGATTGCAAGCGTGCTGCCGGCCGACAAAGCGGTCTTGCTGGCCCGGCCGGGCGGGATGGAGGGCACGCCTGGCGTGATCAATTTCGCCGCCTGCTGCATCTTCGCCCGTGAAGAAATGACTGTCGAACAGAAAGACGATCCGGACAACCGCCGCATCAACGGCCGGGTGGTCGAGGATTTCGACGTGCGACTGGTGGCGCCGGTGGCTGCCGTACTGTTGACCAACGTGGTGGTCTGATGTGGGCGACGGTCCAAGACCTGGTCGCACGCTGGGATCGGCGGCTCCTGGCCGATCTGGCCGGCGATGACGGCCAGCCAGAATCTGACCTGGAAAACAACGCCCGTATCCTGGCGGCATTGAAAGGGGCCTGCGGCGAAATCCGCGCCGCAGTGCTCAAGGGCCGCCGCTATCGGCCCGAAGACCTGGAAAATCTGTCGGAAGTCGATGCCGCTTACCTAAAAGACCTCGTGTGCGGCTTAGCCGTCTTGCGGCTGGCGGCCTGCCGGGTAACGACCCTAGGCACCGAAGTCTGGGAAGCCCTGCGAAAGGACCTGCGGGAACGCCTAGCCGAACTTGAACGGGGGGAAAGAATCTTTGCCACCGATCAGGCACAAGCGGCTGGATTGCCAAAAGCGGACGGCCCACGCTGGGCAGATTACACAGCCTTGAACCTGCTAGTAGACCGCTGCCGAGGTTACTATCCGCCACGCAGTCAGGACTTGCCGCTTGGGCGATAGGAGAAAGCCATGCCGATTGCAGTACAGGTCAGCGGACTGGCGACGATCAAAGTCGGCCAAGAGGGCTGTACAGACCAGAACCTCAGTACGCTCGGCTACACCGTCAACGGCGTGCGGATTCGCACTGAGAGCTATTTCGACGAGGTGCACGGTGACGAATACGGCGGCGATGCCGGCCCGCCGATCGAATTGGTCTACCTGGGTGAACGGGCTGTAGTCACCTGCGAGCTTTCCAAATGGGATGCCACCGTGGCCGATAGCATCGCAGCCAGGCTACATGGGAAGACGCCCGGTAGAACCAAGGAAGAAGCTGGTGTTTCCTGGCCGGGCACGCCGGTGTTTGCTTCGACCAAGGCCTACCGCCTGGTGATTTCCGTCGGCGGCCAGAACCAGAAAGGCTTTGACTTCGCCCGGGCCGTGCCCCGCGAGCCGATCGAGATCAATAAAGGCACACGCCACAGTGTGCTGATGATTGTCTTCGATTGCTACCCGAATGCCTATGGCGTCGTCTTCAGTCCCTACCCGGCGAGCTGATGGACAGCATCTATTTCGTCGATCGCAACGGCGTGCACGAGATCGCCGGAATGCCGCCCGGCAACGGCCAGGCCATGGTACCGCACCTGGTCACCTTCATGGGCGTCACCGCCGGCGCGGGCCGCGTCTATCGCCCTTCAGACGAGGCACTGAAGGAGTCCCGCGAGAACGCCCGCTACATGCGGGCCGACGCAGCGGTGATGGAATGCGTCGAGCTGCGGCAGCGGGCTGTGGCCCTGCTGGACTGGCGGATCGAGGTAGAAGACCGGTCGCCGCAATACCAGCAGACCCGCGATCTGCTTACAAAAATCTGCCGCCGCATTCCCCGCTTCACCCAGTACCGCGAAACGCTGCTTCAGGCCATCTGGTTTGGGCGGTATGCTGTCGAGAACGTCTTTGCCTGGGACTGGATCGACGGCCAGAAGCTGGTCACCGTTTGCGGCTGGTGTCCTGTACACGGCGATAAGCTGGTCTGGAAGCTGGACGCCCGCACCGGGCGGTTCCAGGAAGAGCCGGTCGGCATTCGCGTCTCTTCAGTCGGCATCACCACCCCGCACGTGCAAGCCTGGTTCGAGGCAAATCGCCAGTACATCGAGCCGACCGATTGGGGCATGGCATACTTTCCGCCCCCGGAGAAACGCGATCTGCTGGTGATCCATCGCCACCAGATCGAAGACGGCGAATGGGAGGAGCCACGAAACGCCGGCCGTATCTTCGGTGTGGGCATCCGCTCGAAAATCTATTGGGTCTGGTACCAGAAACAACAAGCCCTCCGCTGGCTGATGGAGTTCCTGGAGCGGTCGGCCTTCGGGATCGAACTGTGGTACTACCCAGCGGGCAACCCTGAGGCCCGCGAAGAAACCTTTCGGTCTGCCACCCAGCGAGTAGGCACGGGCAAGAACGTGCTGCTGGTGCCGCGCCCGCCCGGCGGCGAAGGAATGCTGTACGGGGTCGAGCGGATCGAGCCGAGCATGTCCGGGGCCCAGGTGCTCAAGGAAATCCTTGCCGAATACTTCGGCCACCAGATCAAGCGGTACATCCTCGGCCAGACTCTGACGACCGAGGCCCACGCGACTGGGCTGGGTTCCAATCTGGCCAGCATCCACCTGGACACCTTTTTGCAGATCGTCCGCTATGATGCCGGCAACCTTCAGGAAACGTTGACTGAGCAATTGCTATGGCGGCTGATCCACTGGAACTGGCCCGGGCTGGATTACCGGCTGTTCCGCTTCTGCATCGAGACCGACCGGCCCGATGTGGGCCAGCGGCTGGAGGCCTTGCAGCGGGCATTCCAGATGGGCTTGAAGATTCGCACCGCCGACCTGCGGGAACTGCTGGGCATCGACGGCCCGGCCGAGGGCGAAGAATACGTCCAAGACCCCAACTTCCGCCCGCAAGCCCCCGACCAGCCGCCCGGCTTGTCCAATCTGCCCAGCCCGCCCCTGGACACGCCAGAGCAATTCCGCGAGCGATACGCCCTGCCAGAGGGGTTGCCGAAGAATCCGCAAGAAGGCCAGACTGCTACCATCGGGGGCGTAACCTACCTATTTAACAAAAACCGCCGCTGGCAACGGATATTTGAAACCAGGCCGGCTACACAACAGCGTGCAGCCAGCGGCCAATCCAAACCAGACGACCCCCTTCCCAAGATAACTTTCGAGCCTGCAAGTCCAGAAGATTTCGTCAAAGTTCGGGACACATTGCCCGCAGAACTGCGGGCGTTTCTCACGCCCTATACTGCTGAGCAGATTCATGTTAAAATCGCTCAAGGGGCTAAAGTCTATCTATCCGAAGACAAGACTACTGGTTACCTCTTGGTTCCCTTGGCGAACCAGCCTGGCCAATATGAGCTGTGCAACCTGTTTAATGCTGGAGGGCCACCACGTGCGGGCATAGCGGCAGCAATTCAGGCAATCGCCCAAGGCGCCAGCCAACTGGATTGTATCGGCCCAAGACTGCTACAGTTGTACTCACGCTTGGGTTTCCAGGTTTACGGCGCTTTCGCCTGGGATGACCAGTACGCACCGCCAAACTGGAATTACGAAAAATATGATCGTCCCTTGATTTATCTGATGCGGTACGTCGGCCAAACGAGAGACAAACAAGAGATTGAAAGAAGATATCTCACTCGTTACTATGGGACCGTTCTGGTTCCGGAACCCAAACGTCCAAAACGCTAATCCAAAGGAGCCATGACATGGGGTGGTGGGACGAAGCGTGGCGTAAGCAGCAAGCCAGGGGCGAGGATGGGCTCGATATGCTTGCTGACATCTTGGGAGACTTCGAGCCTATTCCTACTACGCTCGAGGAGCCTATGCCACCCGATCCCAATTTACCTCCCGAAGAATACGCCAAGGCGTTCAAAGAATACGAAGAGGCCTACAAGCAGTACAACCTCGAATGTGTTTTCGGGGCGAACTACAAGGACAATCCTTTGTACAAGATG